GCGGTCGAATGGCATAACGAACGCACAGGATAGACTTATGGCAGGCCTCGAAGCCGTTTTACGAATCACCGCTAAGGACGATGCCGCCCCGGCGCTGGCAAAGGTCAAGGCGGAGATCGCCCAGCTCGACAAGTCGATCGCCGTTTTCGACAAAATGTCGGCGGCGGTGAGTAAAGTTTCTAAGTCGACGGATCCGATGCTTGTCGCGCTCAACGCGAGCGTTCGCGCGATGACCGAAGCCCGAGGCGCGGTTGCCGAACTAGCCCAGGGCGCAGATGTCGCCGCTGGTGCGCAGCGTACGCTCGGCGAGGCGATCATGTCGACAACGCGGCTCATGGTCGCTCAGGGCGTTGAGGCGGTGAAGGTCGCTGGAAAAATAGTCACGTCACAGAAAACGGCGGCCAAGGGGGCGGCCCGCGCGCGCGAGGGCGGTGCCGGTGGAATGGGCATAGGGGCCGGAGCGGCTGCATTGGGGGGCCTTCTGGTCCCCTATGCGATTGCGGAAGGCAGCGCGAAGGCCCTGGAGGCCGGCGCCAGCTTAGAACAAATGAAATTCCGCGTCCGGGCGGTATCCGGAGGTGACGCCACGGAATCTCAATTCGCCGAAAGCCTCGCTGCTGAGATCGCGGCGAAGTATCCGGCGATCAGTCAGGCGAAAGCGCTTGATAATTACATCGAATTGCGCGGCAACGCCGCTAACCAAAACGGTTCGATCAACCAGGAAACGGCGCGAAGTAACCTCATGACGGTGAGCCAGGCTCAAACTGCGGCGCTGGCCATCGGCACGGAGATCACGCCCGAAGACGCGCAAAATCTTCTGAAGGCGGTCGAGGGATCGGGTCGGGCTGGCGATCCGACGGCCGTCGGCAAGATGTTCGATTCGTACCTCAGGGCGAAGCAAGTTTTCGGGAGCGCAATCGATTCGGCCAAGATCCGCGATTATGTTCAAAACGCCAAGGGCGCGAACTTCGGGATCGGGGACGAGCAATTCTTCTGGCAGAACATCGTCCGCATGACCGAGGGCAACGCCTCGCGCCTCGGCAACGAAACTGCCCAAACACTGCAAACGCTGGTCGGGGGCCATGCGACGAAGCAAACAGCAAAATGGCTTGTCGACATGGGCCTCGCAACCGGCTTGACGCCGCAGGGCGGCGGCACCGCGACAATTAATGGCCTAGCAGGCAGCGGCACATTACAGGTCAACCAATTGGACTGGGCAAATCAATATCTTCTTCCGGCGCTCCAAAAGCATGGAGTGCTATCGGAACAGAATATCAAAGCGCGTGAGGAACTGCTCCGAAAGGATAATCCGAATATCGACGAACGAGCCTTGAGGGAGCGAGCGGAAGCTGGCCTCATCTCTTCGGCGGTCGCCCGGTCTGGAATGAGAAGTACCGTCACGGACAATCTCGCGCATGCCATCGCAAACGAGTTGCTCATCCAGCGCGATACGGCTCAAATGAAAGGCGCATCGAGTAGCGCGACGCTCGCCGCAAACGTCGGCCAAAACCCAATTGCAACCATGGCCGAGCTCACGGCCTCAATCTCGAATTTCGGCGCCGTGGTAACGAGTCCCATTATGAAAGGGGCGGCGTCAACGCTCGACAGCCTCGCGCGTGCGATCAGCGCTTTCATGGGGGGGATCGCGAAAGAACAGCACGCCCAGGACAAAGGCGAGCCGTCTCCCGGCCGCTCCGAAACCAACCGGCACATCAACCGGCTTTTGTTCGGCAAGGACACAGACGAGAGCGGTTGGGACCTGTTAAAGCGCAAGTTCGGGTGGGGTTCTTCTGATGGGGCCCCGCTGCAATTGCCTGCCGGCGCGCCGATGCAATTGCCCGGGGCTACTCCAGCAACTCCGCTTGGGGCCATGCCCTACCTGCCGACGTTCGGTCGCGATGTGCATAGTCCGACCGGGTATGGTCCTCCCGGCGTGGGGCCTTATTTCCCGAGCAAAGATATCAGCGTATCAGGCCAGGCGCATATCGATCATGAAATCGTGGTTCGGGTCGAGCCTAGCCCGCTGCTCAATGCTATCGTCGAGCAGGCGAGGCAGCAAAGCGAGACGACTATCCCGCTGATCGGCGGTGGTTCTGGCCAGATGGACAGCGACGCCGGCCCGCACCGCAGCGGCGGTATCGGGCGCATGTGATGGCGACGATCTCGATCGACGCATCTGACCTGAGGCGCCTGATCCGCCAGCTCGATCAGATGCAAGCCAAGTTACCCCAGGCGATCGCGCGCGGTCTGAACGAAGGCGGCGACAAGGTTCGAACTCAGACCCAGCGCGCCTTGCAAAAGCAGGCAGGTCTCACCCGCTACGCGAGCGTGACGAAGAGGACGCGAACGGCGCGCGCCTTCCTTGGCGGCCTGAACTATTCGATAATCGTCTCTGGCAAGCCGGCGACCAGGCCGGCTGAGTTCAGGACGCGGGTCACGACAGGGCCCGGCGGCGGCGTAACGATTTGGATGTGGGGCGTCGCGCACAAGTTCAAGCGCTCGTTTCAACAGAAGCTGAAGGGTGGCTTGTGCATGCGCCTTGACGCTGCCCGCTTGCCTGTCCGCGGCTTCGACGGGCCCAACCTCGCCAAGGAGGCGGTGAAAGACCAGACGGCGCAGGCTTTTTTTCGCACGACGGCCGCGGTGGTCGCGCCGATCGTCGAGAAGCATCTGATGCGGGCGCTCAAATGATCCAGTGCGAGGAGCTCGCTGACGAGGCATCGGGTGGGCGGCTGACGGTCAGCGAACTCGCGCGCGTCCGTGGCCAGGATAAGGGCGGCATCAGCAGGCGCGTGGCTCGGCTCGAAGCCGCCGGAGCGCTGACGACGCGGCCCGGTCCTCGCGGTACGAAGCTGATCGACGCTGACGAGTTCGCGCGCGCCGTCGAAATGACGACCGACGCGATTCAAGAGGCGAATGGCAGGCGCCGCGCGGTGGCGAGCCCAGTCGCCGATATGGGCGACGCTTCTGTTGGTCCGCGCCTTTCCCACGCGCAGGCGCGGAAGACCCAGATCGGCGCCGACATCGCGCAACTGCAGCTTGACGAACTCAAGGGGTTGCTGGTGCGCGCGGCTGACATTGACGCCGGTGCTGCCATACAGGGCGAAACGCTGGCGCGCCGGATCGATCAGCTCCTGCCCGAATGGGCAGACGAGCTTGCTGCCGTCGTCGCCAAAGATGGTACTGCGGGCTTGCGGGCGGCTCTGAAAGTTAAGGCACGTGAGCTTCGCGGCGCGCTTGCCGAAGCATTTGCCGCGTTAGCCGCAACGCCCGCCCATGAAGACGGGATGGTCGAGCTTGAGGCCGAAGCCGCGGCATGACCTATCACCTTCCCAACAACGGGTGGCGGGTTGCCTGCCGGGCGTTCGCCGAGGCGCTGCGGCCTCCGATTCAGATGCGCCCGTCACAATGGGCGGGTGAGAACCTCATCGTGCCTGACGGGCCGCGGAAGCTCGACAGATGGGATCCGACATTGACGCCCTATATTATCGAGCCGCTCGACCTGACGTCCACCGATTCCCCCATGAACGAATTTTGCGTGATGAAATCGGCGCAGACCGGGTTCACGACGATGTTGCTCGCGGCGATCGGGCACACGATTGCCCTCGATCGGGCTGATTGCATGATCGTCCAGCCGACCGATAGCGCCCTTTCCGATTTCAATCGAAAAAAGCTTCAGCCGACTATTGAGGAAACGCCGGCGACCCGGCGCGCCGTCGCCCGTCAGACCTCGCGTTCGGCGAGCGGCTCAACAATTTATGAGAAGAGGTTCGGACGCTTTACGCTGACGCTGGCGCTCGCCTCGTCGTCAGCCGACTTGCGCTCGAAGACGGTGCAGAAAGCGTACCTGGACGAAGTGGATGAATATCCGGACGATCTTGACGGCCAAGGTCCGCCCCTCGCGATGATCGAGGCACGGCAAGAATCGTTCCTGCGGGATGGCAATTGGAAGCGGCTCATGATCTCGACGCCGACGATCAAAGGGGCGTCGGCGATCGAGGCGGCGTTCGAGGCCTCGGACAAGCGCAAGTGGCATGTTCGCTGCCCCATCAGCGGATCAATCCTATGGCAAAGGGAATGAGGGTCATTTTGCCGCTAAAAGGAAAAGATGGCTGGGACCGTCCGGCCCTCGGTCAGCCCACCGACATCGACATCGACTTCGCCGGCAAGCGGGTGCACGCCGGCGCGAAGGTGCGCGTCGTTGGAACCTTTGGATTGAAGGCGGCCTTCTACGACGATCTTTCGAAAGAGGGTCTAAAGTCCGGCAAACTGTCCGACCCGGCAGGGTATTGTCACTTTCCCGATTGGATAGATGAGGGTTATTTCAAACAGCTTACGGGCGAATACCTCGACGAGCAAATGTATCGAGGGCGGACCAAGCGCGTTTGGCGGCAGAGATTTAAGGACAATCATTTTCTCGACTGTCGCGTCTACAACATGGCTTTGCTCTCTTACATTGGCTTTGACAAAATGGATGATGCCGACTGGAGCGAGTTGGCCGAGATGCGCGGCGCGCCCGCGGCCGAAGCCGTGTGGCAGGCAGCAGCGACGGTGGGCGTCGACCACGACAGCGACGGCGAGGCCTCGGCTGTCGTGGCTGAGGTCGCGCCTGAAGGCCGCCGGCTGACGTGGGGCGAGGCGGTCCACAAGTTCAAACGAGGTCACTGACATGGTCGACGATGATGTGCGCGCCGGTGAGGAGCTGGCGAAAGCTTGGTTGCGAGGAGAGGGCGAGCTCATCGACGATTTGGCGGCTCTTGTTGACGGCATGGACAGGCCGCTCGACGGGGCTGCGCGATCGTTCCTGCTGACGATAGGAGCAGCGGCGCGCTCGGCGCCCAAGAGCAAGGTTCGCCAGACGCCGACCGGAACACCAGCGCCCGCACGCCTCGAGATGCAGCCGTCTGCGCAGCCAACACCAGAGGCCCCGCCCCATCCCCCGATCGATGTCGACGCCTTCCGAAGGCGGATGCGAGAGCATGAGCTCGCCGCGAGGTTCGAGCGTCTTGCCAGTTCCAACGCGGCGGCCTGGGGGGAACAGGCCCAAATGGTGCGGCGGATGGGCTGGGAGCGCTGACGGAAAACGGCCGCGAATCAGTGGAACAGCCAGAGGGCCGCGGCTACAAGCGCGAGCAAGATCACGGCGAGGCCGAACGCTGCCCGATGCCCGGCGTGCGGCGGCGCCGATGGGGGAATCTGCTCGACCCAATAAAGGCCAGTTCCGGGTAGGCCGATAGAGGCGCGGGCGCCGCGCCGACCGCCGATTGTCAACCATGCGCCGCGATGGCCGAGAGACAGGCTCGCGCCGCTCTTGCTGAGGTTCACCCTCAACCCGGGGATGATCGATAAGCGGCGGGTGAACCTAAAGCCCATCAGGCGCTTCCTGCCGATCGCGCTTGTGGT